GCTGAATGATGACCACCACCTTTTTTAGCAAACTCTTGTACCCACATTTCAGAAAACATAGTTGTGTACTGTTGCATATCAAAACCTTGATGATCTAAATACTCCCAAGACTTTAGACCAACGTAATTTCTAAAATCTAAAAAATCATTATCTGCTGTAAGTGGTGTTGAATGATAACTTCTTCCAAAGTCACCATTCTTTTTTATATATTCTTTTTCTCTTTTACGAGCATCAGCAATGTATTTATTACTTGCTTTGTTTAATGATTTTACAAACTCTGGTTTTTGTTCTGACCAAATGGTCGTGTTAAAATAATTATTTATGTACATATTATATATATTCTACCCATCCTGTTATTATATATTTATTTTCTTTTGGTGCATTTACACCCTGATGTAAATGAGTCCAATAAGCTGGCCATATATAAAAATCACCAGCTATGGGTTTAGCAACAAAATTTTGAAATAAAAATTTTGTGCCACCTCCTTTTTTTATATCATTTAAAAATATCATAAAAGCAAATGTTCTTTTAAGATGTTTAGGTGAACCACTATTTTCACAATGAATAAAATGATAATAATTATTTGGCTTATATTTTGACATTTGCATAGATGGATTTAAATTCCATTTACCTATGTATTTATCTAAATATGGAAAAGTTTTTTTAAATTCTTTAATACCTTTTACTATTGTTTTTCCTAAACCAAAGTAGTCTTTTGTATCTTTAAGTGTTATATTAATTTCTAAATCATCTAATTCCGTATTTTTTTCACCTGCTGTTCCTGGAGTAGCATCATCAATGTTTTCTTCAAACCAATTGATAAGCTTGTCACAAGATTTTTTAGGATACGCTTTTGATATGTGATGTATAAAATTCATATTATTTAAATGGTTTTCCTAAATGCCATACAACAAGACTATATCTTGTGCCTGCGGTTACGGGTTTAACTCTATGCCAAACAAATGAAGGAAAAACAATAATGCTTCCTTTAGGTAATATTTCTTTTGCTCTTCTTAAATGTCTATCTTCATCTCTCATATGTGGATCATAGTTTCTAAAATCAAATTCTAATTCACCACCTTTATATTCTGAACCATCTGTTAATTGACAAGTCATAGATAGTTTTCTAATTTTACCATGTTCATTAGGACTGTCTGGTTTATCATAAGGTTTATCCCAACCATCACAGTGCCAATCATAATATTGATTTAATTTATATTTTGTAAATTGACAGGATTCTGAAAAATCCCAATTAAAATTCCAACCTGCATTTCTATTTGCTTCGTGTACGTACGGATGTAATTCTTTATATATCCAAGTGTCATTTAACCATACTAAATCAGAGTTTCTTTTTCTTTTTAAATCTAATACTTCTTGTTTATTTAATTCTCTATTACCGTATCCACCTGTTCTAGCCATCTCTTCTTTTTGTGAATTAGCATATGCTATGACTTCATCACAAAATTTAGGTGTTAACACACCACTAAAATACCAATAATAATTAGATACGTTCATGAATAATTAAAATTTATTACAACCCTTCTCATTTCGTCGGTACAAGTAGAACCTGTGTGTTTTATAGTTGAATTAAATTCAACATATTTATTTTCTTCACTAGACACTTTTTTACCGTTGTTAAATTTTGTATATCCATTGGAATTATCTAAATACAAAATACCTGTAGTGCCTTTTTCTTGATCTGTATGCATACCATGTTCTATGATTTTATCTGTTCTTGTTAATAAATTAGCTTTGACTCTGTTCATTTTTTTATGTTTAATATTCTCTAATACTGGTTTCATAATATCTATCCAGTTGCCCCAACACTTATGTTCACCCTGATCTATAAAAGTAAAAGTAAATTGAAAATTATTTTCTTTTTCCCATTCACGATTTACAAAATTATTAAAGTACCAAGGGAAATAACCTCCCATCATAGTATCTTTTAATTTTTTAAATACATTTTTTGGTAAAAAATTTTTATATATATTCATATGTTATAGTTTGTACAAAATTTAAACTATCCTTTTGATTATTAGTTAAATAATACATATTAGTAGACGGAAACATTATGAATTTATTATTAGTTAGTGGTATGTCCCAACTTCTGCCTTTACGTCTATTATCTTCAAAGTGTATTCGAACCATACAGTCTTTAACTTTTACGCCATATAATAATGTAAAGTCTGGAGAGTTACGTAGATCCACCGGATCAATGTTTAATAATGGAATTGTTGTTTCAGCAGGTTTATAGATATTACCCCACGTTTCTTTGTTAACTAAACTGATACTATATTCAAAACCAATGTGGTCTCTAATATAAGTATCCAACATATCCCAAGTTCTTGAAAACGGAAATTGTTTGTTTTGAATTTGTGATTGTAAGATATCGCCTGATAATTTATCTCGGTCAATGTCCCAATCTTTGGGCATAGCTACATCACCAAAATATAATCCTTGTTCGCTTAATACTTTCTTTTGCATACCACCACCATTTTTAATTTATGCTAATCGATCTGTCAAGTCCCAGGACTGGCCTGATTCGTTCCAAATATAAACCCAATCGTTTGTGCCAGCTTCATTTTGTGAAGTTTGTTCTGCAGTTAATGCAGGAGCATTGCCTATTGGTGAATCCCAATTTGCAGTTGTAGTATTTTTTACCCATGATGGATAAGGTTTTTTAGACCAAAAAATTTGATTATCTTCATCCCATTCAAAACCTATGCCTGCGTAATTTCCTCTAAAAGGTGTTCCGCCATTTGAATGTTGATTACCTGATGTATTGTAAGATGTTTGAATCCACATCTGTGCAGGCCAATTATTATGTGTTTCTAAATATTGTTGACCTACTGATTCATCTTCAACACCATCAGCATTTAACATGTCTTTGTTATCAAGTGTTAACACTTGAATGACTTTACCGTTAGCTCCTAGTTTTGCAAAATGTGCCATAATATTTCTCCTTATATATTAATTTTAATTATCATTCAACTACTGAAATTTATACCTTATCATTACTATACCAGATCCACCAAGTCCAGCTCCACCAGGCGTAAGTGTATTATTACCACCTCCACCACCGCTTCCACTGTTAGCAGATGCACTGTCTCCGTTTGTTCCTTGTCTTCCATTTCCAGCTCCAGCTCCACCTCCTGGTTGTCCACCAGAGCCTCCGGAACCTCCGCCACCACCGGCAAAATATCTTGTTGAACTTACTGGTCCAGGTGTACCAAAAGAAGGTGCGCAACCACCTATAAAAGCATCAGCAACAAAAGAGCCTGCTCCTCCAACTCCTGCGTTTCCAGTTACTGCATTAGCACCTGCTCCACCTGCTCCACCACCTCCACCACCATTTCTTGTAGGTACGGGTGCTGGTGGTCCTTGTGCAGGAAGTGGAACTCCGTTTCCTCCATCTTGACCTTGAGCGGGACTAACAGAAGGAGTATTACCAGATCCTCCAGTGCCTGTAGTTGAATTACCTCTGAAACCTCCACCACCAGATCCACCATCTGCAGTGTTTAAAGGTGGGTTACCGGATTCTCCACCACCACCCCCGGCTGATGTTATTGTTGAAAAAGTTGAAACCCCACCTGGATTACCTGGTGCTGGGTTTGTAGTACAAACATCTCTCCTTGCACCACCAGCTCCGACTGTAATTGGATATCCTTGTGCTGTTACTGGTAAAGCTCCACAAGACTTTACTAAAGGAGACATTGTTGGTGCTGGTACACAAGCAGCATTAGATAATCTAAATCCTCCTGCTCCACCACCACCTAAACCTTCGTTAGTTGAACTATATCCTCCACCTGCACCACCGCCTGCCACTACAAAATATTCTACTGTATTTGAACCAAGTGAATTACCACCATCTGATACACAAAAAGTACCTGGTCCTGTAAAGATATGAGTTTTAAAATTACCAGAAGTTTTAATTGTTCCTCCAGTTGCTGTTACAAAAGATTCTTGTTCTCCCGCATTTGAATTACCATCATTAACTACTTTCCAACCTTGAGTAGAATCTAAAAAAACTAAAGTTAAAGATCTTCCTTCAGTGCTTACGATCATATCGGTTGTATCACCTTCAATTTTATTTGAACCTGGATCAATTGTTAAGTTGTTAGTATCAAAAGTTAATGCATAATCTTTAAAAGCTATAATATCTAAAGCTGTTGGTGACCCCGGTAATGTAACGGTGACTGCTCCTGAAGTTGTATTTACAAAATATCCTTCACCAGATGTTGCAGCAAAACCAGAAGTCTTAACAGTTGTCTGCCAGTTTACAGTTCCTGTTCTACCAAAACCTGTTTGTGTTCCATTGTTAGTAATTGTTGCACCAGCAGGAATTGTAATAGTGTCACCACTATCTCCTAACTGAACTGTACCACAATTTGTTCTTGG